GCGCAAATTAATCATCTTCCATTCGAGAATTGTCGTTTATGTGTGAGTGATGACAATGACGATATTAGTGGTATTTATTACTCGCGTGATTGGAACGATACCAGAAAAAAGAAAAATATACCTTCGTATATACCGATGTTCAACCCTGACTATAAGGATGAATGTCCAAAGCAAGTGTTGTTCGTGCATTCGATTGTACCGGGTAGTGAGTATTATCCAAAACCCGACTACATAAGCGCAGTAAACAACATCGAGTTAACAAGACAGATTAGCGAGTACCAAGTTAATTTGATTTTAAATGGTTTCTTTCCTTCATTGATTACGTCATTCAATAATGGCATTCCATCGTTAGAGGAACAACGCATGATTAAAAATCAATTGCAACAAGCGATACAAGGCGCAGAGAATGCAGGTAAGGTGTTGACATTCTTCAATGAGGACAGAGATAGAGGTGTTGAGTTTACTCCGTTTCCTGTGTCCGATATGGATAAGCAATTTGAAACATTAGTTGGTCAAGCGGTTGAATCTATATTGGTTGGACATCGTGTAACAAGTCCTTTGTTATTTGGTATTCGTGATGGTGGTGGATTAGGCAGTAACACCGATGAGATGAAACAAGCGATGCGTATCTTCATGAAGCAAGTGGTTGAGCCATTTCAACGCATGATTACTGACAGCATCGAATATTTATTCTCAACGATTGCAATAAATGCCAATGTTGAGATTACTCAAAATGATTTGTTCCAAGATGCTCAAACCAGCATGAACAATGCGCCATCGTTAGACGTTGCAAGCCAAGCGTTAAATGGAGCGCAGATAGCTTCATTACTTGAAATTATCGTTCAGACAACTGCGAATGTGTTAACAATTCCATCCGCGAAGGCAATTACAAAGGCAGCGTTCCCAACGATGAGCGATGCGCAGATAAATAGCATTTTCGACAACCTATCGAATGTAGTTATTGATCCCACGCAAGTAGTCCAAAAAAAAAAAGTTAAGTGCGAACACGAAAGCATTTCACAAATAGATGAAAGCTACGCACCAACCGATGAGATGGCAGCGCAAGCTGAATTAGGTCTGAAGTGGCGCGATGAATTTGGTAGAGGTGGCACAGAGGTAGGTGTAGCGCGTGCGCGTGATATAAGCAATAAACGCAATTTGTCTTTTGATACAATCAAAAGAATGAACAGCTACTTCGCACGTCATGAAGTTGACAAAGAAGCGAGTGGATGGAATAATGGCGAAGAAGGTTTCCCATCTGCAGGTCGTATCGCTTGGCAATTGTGGGGTGGTGACGCTGGACGTGATTGGGCAGCGAGAATAATCGAACGCGAACAAGTAGATTTAGATGACATCGCAGAGGACTTAATCGCATTGGGTGAAGAACCAAATGAGGATTGGATTTTGTTAGATAGCTATGACGTTGATTACGAGAATGACGACATCGAAAACGAAGCATTAGCACACATCTTCGATGGTATCGAACAAGTGAAACAAGCGGTAAGTACAGGAACTGCCAAACCAAACGCAACGAGCGAACAAGATAAAGTGATAGATGGAAAAACTTACTACGTGCGTTATCGTTATAGCGGTAGATTAACAGCATCTTCAAGACCATTTTGTCGCAAGATGATTGCTGCTGATAAGCTATATCGCAAAGAAGATTTAATGGCATTGAACAATAAAGCGGTTAATCCAGGTTGGGGGCCGTATGGTGCTGATACATATAGCGTCTGGTTGTATAAAGGAGGGGGTAACTGTGGCCATATTTTCAAGAAAGAATTATACATTAGCGCGAAGGGATTTGGTCTTGATTTAAACAACCCAAACGCAAGAAAAAGAGCGTGGAGCATGGCGGAAAAAGCTGGGTATAAAGTACGCAACAATTACTTGGTTGAAACGCGTCCAAAAGATATGCCCTACAATGGATTTTTACCAGACAATCCACGTTTTGGAATTAAATAAAACATAAAGAAATGGCAATACAACCCGAAATATTATTAATCACAGAAGATTATTTAAAGAAATATACAGCCATCACCGATGCTGTTGATCCAAACATTATCAGACCTGCCATTTATTTGGCGCAGGATAAGCAAATCACTAACTATCTTGGTACTGATTTAATGAATAGAATCAAAGCGGATGTTAGCGCAGGAACATTGTCTGGCGATTATGAAACATTGTTGAATGATTACGTGTTAAAATCGTTGTTGTGGTGGACAATGGTTGAACTTTATCCATCACTTTTGTACAAGCATGACAACGGTAATTTGGTAAGCAGACAAAGTGAAGATACAACGCCAGTAACGAAGGGCGAAATGGAATCATTGAAAGAAGCTGCACGTGATAACGCGAGATATTATACCAATCGTTTGGTGCAGTATTTGTGCTATAATAGCACGTTGTTTCCCGAATACACATCGAATACGGATAACGACATTTCACCCGACCGAAATCCATACGGAAAGAGTAGTTTTTTGATAAGCGATTCATATAAATACAATAGAGTTAAATGGACACTAAAAGATTTCCTGCCCCCATCGTATTAAATAGAAAAAAGCAATACGAAAAGTTGTTGAAGCAATATCTAAAAAAACAATACGAGGCAAAGAAATGAAGGAGTTGTTGTTTTTAAAGACAAAGTATTGGCTACTCGCATTGATAACGATATTCCTTCCAATCAAAGAACTAATGATAACCATTGGTTTTTTAGTTGGCGCGGATATGGTTGTTGGCATTTGGAAGGCATTCAAGTTAGGCATCAAAATTCGTTCACGCAGGATGAGCGACAGCATCACGAAAATGTTGTTGTATCAACTCGCCATCGTTAGCGGTTTTTTAATTGAAACCTACATAATAGATCAGTTAATTCCAATCACTAAATTAATTGCAACGGTTGTGGCTGTGATTGAGTTTAAATCAATTGTCGAATCAATTGAATCTGTTACAGGCAAAGATTTGTGGGGTAAGATAAAGACATTGGTAGGCAGGAAAAACGAGGATATTAAAGACATCATGAATGATGAGCCAGTTAAGTAAATATACCACGCTCCAAGAAGTAATCAAAAGCAATCAAGCGAGTGTACTTCAAATTCCTAACATTCCAAATGCTGAGCAGGTTGCGAATTTAAAATTGGTATGTACGGAAATTTTCGACAAAGTGCGTGAGCATTTTGGTAAACCAATTGGGATTAGCAGTGGATTCAGATCGGTTGAATTAAATCAACGCATAGGTGGTGCTAAAGCATCGCAGCACATGGAAGGCAAAGCGTTGGACATCGATGGCGATTTGTTGGGTGGTGTGAGTAACAAAGAGATTTTTGATTATATAAAAAACAATTGTATATTTGACCAACTCATTTGGGAGTTTGGTACAGAGAATAACCCAGATTGGGTTCATGTCAGTTACAACAAAGGAGTAAATAGAAAACAAATACTACGAGCAATTAAAAGCGGTGGGAAAACTATTTACAGACCTTTTTAACTATGACAAAACAACCAACAAAAACTGAATTAGCGCGTGAATTACGAGGTAGATTTCCTGATGCGCCAACGCTAACACTCGCAAAGAAATTAGCCAAAGAACATTTCGAAACATTTTTAAGTGTTGAAGAAGCGCGTTCAATACTGCGCTATATTGAAGGAAAACATGGAGTGCAAAGCAGAAAAGATTTGGGTAGTAAAAGAGAATTTGTAATGGAAAAAGAAAGGTCACGCAATCCATTCAATTTACCGAAGTCGTATGCGAAAGGAAGAAAGCATTTTGATATTAAAGGGCAAAAGGTTTTGATACTATCCGATATACACATCCCATATCATGACATTGACGCGTTGAGCGTTGCAATCAAAACAGGAATTGATGAGGGAGTTGATACAGTTGTTTTGAATGGCGATGCGCTCGACTGCCACATGATTAGCGATTTTGTAAAAGATCCCAAGAAACGAAAGTTCAAAGATGAGTTGTATGCCATGCGCAGTTTTTTGAGTGAATTACGTGGCCAATTTCCCAACGCGGAGATAGTTTACAAAGAAGGAAACCATGAAGAACGCTACTGGCGATATATGCGCGTGAAAGCTCCAGAGCTATTCGACATTGATGCGTTTGATTTTCCAACGCTAACCCATTGCGATAAACACAACATCAAATGGTTAGATGGAAAAAGCAAATTGAACATTGGGGGATTGTCGATATTTCACGGACACGAATTTGGAAAGCAATTTCTGCCATCGGTAAACGTGGCGCGTGGGTTGTTTTTAAAGACAAAAGCGAACGCCATGTGCGGCCATCATCATCAAACTGCTGAACACACGGAACGCGATGTAAATGG